GTTATGATTGTGGTTCCTATACATTCTGTTCGCCAAATGAAATCTGGTATACAGAGGAACTACTGACTGAAATGAATTGGACATTCTGGCGAATGGAGAATCGTGGAATCAGTCAGGATAAGATTCGTGGGTCATTCCGTCTTGGTTCATATGTCGCAACTCAATTCAAACCACATGTTGCCAAGACCATATTTGATTTTGTTCTGAGTCGTACCAAGTCAAAGACAAAATCAATTCTTGATATCAGCATGGGTTGGGGTGATCGTCTTGCTGGATTCTATACATCATCTGCAACCAATTATCTTGGAACAGATCCAAATCCAAGTGTTTATGCTGTATATAAGCAACAATGTAAGGATTATGAAAAGATGATCTCTGGTGAAGAACCGATCATCACAATCTTCCAGAAGAGAGTAAAGGATCATTTCTATGAAGCATTCCATTGCATTGGAAAGTCTGGCAAGGAAGTAATTTGCTACAATGCTCCTGCTGAAGATATTCTTGATGTAATTCGATCAAACAAATACGATTGTGTGTTCACATCTCCTCCATATTTCGCCACCGAACTCTATGATGAAGGTGGGGATGATTGGAAGCAGTCTTGGGCGAGATATCCACAATACGATAATTGGTGGGACAAGTTCTATAAACCAGTGATCACTGCTTGTTATGAATCACTCACAGAAACTGGAAGCATGATGTTCAATATCATGGATCCAAAGGTAAAGTCTGGAAGATACAAGACTTGTGATCAGATGGTGGATCATATTCTTTCAATCGGTGGAAAGTTCGATGGACAGATTGGAATGCGTATCAAGCAAAGACCAAAGAACATCGATCCAAGTAAATTGAAGAAGCATCTAGACAATACATTCATTGAGAATATCTGGTGTTTTTCGAAGAATGGATTTGACATTTCTTATAAATCTGCTACACTAGAGGGACTGTTCGGAGAATAATATGACCCGTGATGAACTTTTTAAATTACATGAAGATATGTGTGTTTCCGCTCTTGAATTGATGAGAAAGAAGAATGCGGATTATGCTGGTGGTGGATCTGATCCATTTGCAAACTTTCGTCGTGCTGAAGCAATGGGTGTTTGCTCAACAGAGCAAGCATTTCTCGTTCGCATGACCGACAAGATGTCTAGACTTGCGACTTATGCAAATAATGGTAAATTGAGTGTCGAGGATGAAACCGTCCACGATACATTAGTGGATATGATTAATTATTCTGTTCTACTTGCAGCGTATCTTTATACCAAATGAATTTCTACACAAATGTTCACTACAACTTTGAATCCATGTTGGTTGTCGAACACAACCAAGACGGAACAAAGCAGTATCTGAGGGAGAACTTTTCTCCCTCAGTCTTTTTACCATCCAACAAACCTTCCAAGTATAAGTCGATTGATGGAAAATCATTGTCGGAGATGACATTTGGCGATTTTCGTGATTACAAGGAATTCTGTGAGAAGTATGCTGATGTTCCAAACTTTGAGATTCATGGTGACATTCAACACGAATATCAATTCATAAATAAGAAATACGGAACAGATATTTCATATGACTTCTCCAAGATCGACATCATGTACATCGACATCGAGACTTCAACGGAGAATGGATTTCCATCAATGGAAAATCCAGAGGAAGAAGTCATCGCAATTACCGTGTTCTCAACTAAGCACGGAAAAGCAACATTCTGCCTTGGGACATTCTCGACTGAAGAGGATATCAAGGTATTTGAGTACATGGATGAAGAAGTTCTTCTTCGGGAATTCCTAGAATACTTCGCTAAGAATTATCCAGATATCGTAACTGGTTGGAACATTCGATTCTTCGACTTTCCATATCTCATCAAGAGAACAAAGAAAGTCCTAGGAAACAAAGCAGCAAAGATGCTTTCGCCTTGGGGCATTCTCAAGGAGAAGTTCATTACTCGCAATGGTCGTGAAGACCTGATGTACGATATCGTCGGTGTTGCAATGTTGGATTATTATGAACTTTACAAGACATTTACATATGTCAATCAGGAATCATATCGTCTTGATCATATCGCATATGTGGAACTTGGTCAGCGTAAATTGGCGTATGATGAATATGAGAGTTTGACTGAATTCTACAAGAAGGATTTCCAGAAGTTCATTCAATATAATATTCGAGATGTCGAACTCGTTCAGAAGTTGGAAGAGAAACTGAAACTCATCGAACTCTCCGTGGCACTTGCATATTCGGCAGGAGTCAATTTCCAGGATGTATTCTCTCAGGTTCGTACATGGGATGTAATCATCTACAATTACTTGAGCAACGATAATATTGCAATTCCTCCCAAGAAGAGGGGAAGAAAAGACGAACAGTATGCTGGTGCATATGTCAAGGAACCTCTTGTTGGTATGCATGAATGGGTGGTATCCTTCGACTTGAATTCGCTATATCCGCATCTTATCATGCAGTATAATATTTCTCCCGAAACACTTACTGATGATGGAATGCGTGGAGTGGTTTCTCCTGATGGTATTCTCAAGAATGGTATTGTCACAATGCAAAATCTTGAGGATAATAAGAATAAAGATCTATCCACCGCAGCAAATGGTACGACTTATCGCAAGGATATTCGCGGATTCCTTCCTGAACTTATGGATAAGATGTATAAAGATCGTAAAATGTTCAAGAACAAAATGATCGAATCCAAAAAAGATTTGGAAGAAATCAACGCAGAACTCAAGCGTAGGGCAATCAAATAAATAAAGTGGAGAGATTCATGAACTCAACACTTTTCATTTCAGATCTTCATTTGGCATCCAATAAATGCAAAGCACATCATCTTCTTGAATTCTTAAAGGAAGATAACTCAATCGACACCTATTTGGTTGGTGATATCATAGACATATGGAGATTCCAGCAAGCATTTAGAATGGATGCCACCACACAATCATATCATGTGGATTGTATTCGTAAGATTTTAAAGAGAAGTAGTAAAAGAGGATCTGTTCATTATATCTGGGGAAATCATGATGAATTCATGCATCGATTTTCCGAATCCAAGTCTTTTGGTGGGGTTCATTTACACGAAAGATGTGATTATATTGCTTCCGATGGTCGTAGGTATCTTGTGTTACATGGACATCAATTTGATTTGATTTGTAAGTTTAAATTTGGAATTTTGGTTTCAAAACTAGGTGATTATAGTTATGATGTTTTGATTGAAATAAATGAATGGTATAACTGGGTAAGAAAGAAACTGGGATTTCAATATTCTTCACTTTCAAAGTATGTGAAGGTAAAGTTTAAAAAAGCATCCATGTTCATTGGTAGTTTTGAAAAACATCTTGCAGAATATGCCAAGCAGAACCAATATGATGGTGTAATATGTGGTCATATTCACGATCCCGCTGATAAGATGATAAATGGCATTCATTATTTAAATTGTGGATGCTGGACTGACGAAGAAAACTTGAACTACCTACTTGACAAAGGCGATGGATCTGGTATAATGTTGTGTAAGTACAAACCATGATGAAAAAACTAATAAAAGATTTAAAAGAGCTAATATTTTTTGTTTTAATATATTTTATTTTTTTCTTTTTGGTCATTATTGCTTGGTTTTGCTTTAAAGTTTATGAATTGATCACAGGCAATAAATTGGGTGAATGAATATCATGGAAACGAGGAACATCATTGATCACTACCATTACTGGACGCACGAAGCGATCATTGCGGATCTTGATGCAAAACGGAATAATTTTACCGTTGTTTGCAGCAATCTTTACAATGATTTCAACATTGCTACAGTCATTCGTAATGCTAATGCGTTCCTTGCGAAGCAAGTGATCCTCTATGGATCAAAGCAGTATGATCGCCGTGGCACTGTTGGAACTCATCATTATACTAATTTTTTACATACCAAGACCTTTCCTGAACTGGACGATAGAATCAAGGTTCTTCGTCAAACCTACGGTACAGTAAAGGTAATCGGCATAGATAATGTTCCAGGTGCTACGGCGATTGATACTTTTGAATGGAACACAAATACGCATTATGTTCTAGCATTCGGTCAAGAACAAGTAGGTCTACCAACAGAAATCCTTGACATCTGTGATCACATCTTGTATATTAAGCAATATGGAACTGTCAGGAGTCTGAATGTAGGAACCGCGAGTGGTATTGCAATGTACGCACTCGCAAGTAATGTGTTTTAATACCCCGTGGTGAAACGGTATCACAGGAGATTTTGGTTCTCTTTTTCCTAGTTCGAATCTAGGCGGGGTAATTTTGGG